CTTCCGTGTTCTTCACCATGAGCACCGAGTTGAACTGGTGCGCGCTGACGAACGACACCGCACCGTCGGGTCCGATGACCTTGAGTGCGTTTTCCAGACTGATGAAGCTGCCCACTCAGATCACCTCCCTACGACGTGGCCGACGTGTCGATGTTGTCGATCACGCCGTTGGTGCGCCGCTCGCTGAAGCAGAGCTGCGTCCGGTGGAAGATGTAGGCGATCCGCGCATCCTGATCGATCGGCCTCGCCCATGGCTGGAAGTACATGTCACGAGCCGGGTGAACCTTGAGCGACATCGCGTTCTCGTCGATGGCGTACATCTTCTCCACCTTCGCCGCGGTACGCGGCACGCGCCGGTCCACCACGATCGGCATGTCCTTGAACAGCACGTTCTTGAAACCGACCTTCGCAAGATTGCTGTCCTGCATCGGTCGCCCGTAGCGCTCGTTCTTGATGAGCGCCTGGGTGATGTCGCGGAAGACGCCCCAGTTGCAGAACCACATCGTCGGCTGACGATCGCTCTGGAGGCCGATCATCCCGAGGATCTTCTCGAGTGGCTGGAAGTTGTTCGCCGCGAACGTGCCCGCCGATCCGGTCGTGTAGGCCGTCGTCGGGTTGTCCGCCGCGTGGAGCCACCACGTGTTCTGCTCGCTGCCTGGGGTGTTGGTTGCGGTGATGTTCCCGTAGGTGTGCAGCGCGATGGTGCTGCCACCGACGGTTGCGCTCTTCAGAGCGATCTGAAGTCCGCCGATCGCCTTGGGGTCGGTCCCGTCGTTGAACAGCCCGGTCCCTCCGCCCAGCAGATCGCGCATCGTGTTCTCGGCGACGGTCATCTTCGCCTCGACCAGCTTCACGATGGCGCGTGGACCCGTTACGGCGAGCTCCTGATCGGACGTCACGGCCATCGACACGTGAGCGTTCGCCCAGAAGTAGTTGGCTGCGGTGAACGGATCGCGCACGCGGGTATCGAACTTGTCGGCCCCCGAGTACCATCCTCCTCCGCCGCCTTCCGCCGTGTACGAGAGCGGGAGCACGATGAACGGCCCCTCCTCGTACTCCTGCTTCTCCTTCGCGCGGAACCACGCCGCGTTCTGGAAGAAAAGCTGGTCCCTGATCCGCTTCACGTAGGTCGGTGCGACCAGTGAGTTGACCATGTCCCAGTTGACTGTGTACGCCGGCATCTACTGTGCCTCCTTCGTGGGGAGGGTCCTACCGACGAATCCCGAAGTGCTTCTCGAGCACCAGAGTGCTGATGTCGCTCATCCGGGCGCCGGGTGGAACCTCCAACTCCTTCGGCGGGCTGGTTGACCCGCCTCCTGCATCCACGATCTTCGCCGGAGGCTTGCCTCCCGCGGGCGGCTTGTGCCGCGCGTCGGGCTGGCGCGATCCTCTCCTCGCCTCGAAACTGGGGCCCAGCACTCGGCGGGCTCCCTCCTCGAAGCTGAGGACTGCGGCTGCGTCGGGATTGCTGACGAGATACTGCTCGACCGTCCTGACCTCCCCCTTCGTCATGGCGAAGGTCTTGGCGGCGTCTCTGCGCTCGCGGACGTATTCACGCTCCGCGGCGGTGATTCTCTCCTCTTTTCGTTGCTCAGCCTCCACGCGAAACTCGGCCTTCATTTCCGCGAGCTCGCGGTAGATTCTCTGGACGACCGGAGGCTGCTCCAGAAGCTCCTCGTCCGCCTCGGGCGTCCCCTTCTCCTTCGCGGGTTCGCCGCGCGGCGCGCTCTCCAGCAGTTCCGAAAGCCCGCGCTCGATCCGGTCGAGACGATCGGTCGCGCTCAAGCGGGGGCGTTCCTCCTCCTCGAACTCGCCCTCCTCGTCCTCCGGGATCTCGTCGGCGTCGGGGGCCTTCTCCTTGCCCTTGGGCGGCTCCTCCACTTTCGCTGGAGGCGCGGCGTCGCCGTCGCCGCTGTTGGCGATGAAGGCTTCGATCGAAGTCTGTACTTCTCGCCCTTCGGGAGCGGGCGCTGCCTCACGCTCCGAAGGGATGAACGGTTCGGTTTCCGGCACCATCTTTTCCTCCTAGTAGCGCTCCATCGGCTCTCCGCCCCGGCTCGCCAAGGCGTCCTGAGGCGCGATCTCGGGTGGTCCGCCCATCGGCGACCGCTGGGCACCGCCGCCGCCCGCCTGCGTCTGCATCGCGAAGGCGACGATCCAATTCATAAACTCGCTGGCGGCTGCCATCTCCTCGTCGTCCAGCCCCCCATCGCGCGCCATGATCGCTCGAGCCTGATCGAGCAGGGACCGAAGGTCGGTCGCCTGCTGATCGGGCGGGGCAAGGCCGTACAGCGTCATGGGGTTCTCTACGGAGTTGGGGAACGCCACCGGAACCTCCCTCTCGTTCGGCCTGCTGCCCGGCCCTGAGCCACGCGCTTCGAGCGCGAGGCGTAGTGCTTGCGAGAGCGCGAGATGTCCTTCGGGTTCTGGTAGGACGCCCGCACCTTCGCGATCTGCCGGCTCGCTGGACCCTTGCCGTAGCTCATCGCCTCGACCTCGCTTCCGCGATCCGGCGCGAGCGCTTCGGGAGCCCGCGGCGCTTCGTGCGCGCGAAGTCCTCGATCTGGGACTCAGTCATGGTGGTCCGGGTCCGCTTCCCTGCCCGCTTCCGGGCCAATTCCGCACCGAAAAAACGTTGCTGCGCTTGCGATACGGACGGCATCAGCGCCTCGCCTCTGCCGGGTTCCGGCTCGGCTGGCCCGCCCCGCCGCCGTTCTTGGACGCCTTCTCCGCCATCGCCATCTGGAACTGCATCTCCTGCATCTGCTGCGCCCGCATCCTGGCGACGACCTCCTCGCGACCTCGGTAGTCGATGTCCTGCAAGGCGGCCTCTTGGTCGATGAGCCCGGCTTGGAACAGCCCGAGCGCGCGCTCCTCCAACTCCAGCCGACTCGCCACGCTGGCCGTCCCGATGGCGAACCGGATGCTGTACTCGTCGAGCAGCTCCTCGGGGTCGATCCACGTCGGCTCGCCGCGGGTGCTCTGGAAGAAGTAGCGCCGGTTGAGCTTCTTCCCGGCGCATACCATCAGCTTCTTGAGCAGATGGGACAGCTCGCGCAGCATCGAGGACTCCTTCGCTGTGATGCGGACTCGGGCCCCCGAGCGAAGCTCCCGGATCGCCGCCGCCGCCTCGATGCCGGCCGGACGGCGCCCGTACTGCACGTCCGAGACCCCGCTCACCATCTCCAGCAGGCGAAGCTCCATCGCCAGAAGCTCGAACTGGTGCTGGGAGACGCCGCGGAAGTCCAGCCACTTCAACTCGGAGCCGCGGGTCTTGGAGATGCGGTCTCCGGGCCCGAGCGCGTTCTTGTCGATGTCCGCTCCGGCGTCCCGGTCGATCACGAGCAGCGGAAGCGCCTCGTACTCGAGCGAGCGATTGAGCAGGTTCATGCGGCGGGTGATGGAGCGGTTCAGCGAGTAGATGTTGTCGATCTCGCCGAGGCCCTCGAAGTAGTCCGGGCGGAGGTCGTAGTCGCGGCCGAAGACGACCGGCATCCCGTCGTAGCAGGAGTCCACCGGCGAGGAGTCGAGCACCTTCCCGCCCGCGGTGAGCTGAGTGCAGCACCAGCCGCTCTCGCACAGCGGCTCCCAGTAGAAGCGCACGACCGCCGGGACTCGGGCGCCGGTTTGCTTGTCCACCAACTCCCCCGAGTAGGGGACCGGGATCCTCGTGCGGTCTCGCGCGAACATCTGGAGCAGGAAGGTGGTGTCGGCGGAGACCCGGCCGCCGCCCTCCGGCCCGATGAGTTTCGTGGTGGTCGAGGGGAGCGGGCCGCTGCCGGTGCTGAACGACAGAACGCTCGAGATGACGTTGGAGGCCGAGCCGCGCATCATCTCGTAGCGCGGCCTCACGAACGCCTCGTAGGACGGAGAGGCGATCCCGTCCGGCTGAATCTCGCCTGCCGCCTTCGGGAACATCTGGCGCAGGAGCCGCGTGGCAACCGGGGTCCCGAGGAAGAAGTATTCGAGGTTCTCCTCGCTCGTCGCGGCCGGGTCGCGGTAGAAGTCGTGGACGCTCCAAGGCTTCGGGTAGGGCATCCCGGACTGCTGATCGAAGCACACGAGCGTCACGTTCCAGCCGTGCTTGAACTTCGACCTCGCCCCTTGGACGAAGGCGTAGTCGAAGCCGTCCATGTCCATCAAGTGCTGGGCGAACTGGGCGATCCGGTCGGCCCGGCCGCGGTCCATCGCCCGCCTCGGGACTGGCTCGGGCCGGGGTCGGGACTGGATGTAGTCGGAGACGACGGTTTCGGTCGTCGAGAAGCAGAGATTCGGGATCACCGACTGCCGGTTCATGCTCGGGATGTTGAAGTGGTGGCCCTGGTAGAGAAGGTCGTTGCGCTGGAGGCGCTCGATCTCCGGGCGCTTGGCGTCGTAGGCCGCGGCCCACAGCCGCCCGACCTCGCCTCGCAGCTCGTCCTCGCTCTGCATCCCGCCCCACATCGGGTAGTGGACATCCCCGCGGTTGAGGGCGACGAAGATCGTGCCGTCCTTCAAGTCGTGGGCGAACAGGCGGGGTTTCACGACCAGTCGCTCGGAGGGTCGGGTACGCCGCCCTCGAAAGGCTCCGGGACGGTCGCGATGAGCCCGCGATCGACATCGTCCTGCCTGCGCTTTTGGAGTTCGCGGAGCCCGGACTTGCTGGTGTTCCTGCCGAGCCCGAGGTTGAACTCGTCGCGCTGGCCCAACACGATCTGCGGGACAACGAAGCGCCGCCGGGACACGAGGCCACACACGCAGGTAAGGGATTTTGGCCTGACCGCGCTCATGGACGTGAGCAACTCGGTTTCGTGGCCGGCGGCGCAGACGAACGGGTAAGCGGGCATGGTCAGTGGGCCTGCCCGTGGACGGCGTCACGGACGGCTGCCGTGTAGAGGACGTAGAGCCGCAGCGGGTCACGCGCCTCGACGTTGAGGCAGTCCCCGTGGGCCGAGAGATGGAAGGCTGGTGGAAGGTCGGCCGGCTCGGCGCGCACGACCTGATGGCGCTGCGAGCGGCGAAGGATGGGATTGGAGCAGATGAAGCAGACGGCGGGCTCAGATTCGAGCCCGTACTGCGCGGGCACTAGAGTTCTCCGGTCATCGCGATCGTCGCCTCCTCCCTTTCCCTGCGTCGTGTGTGCTCATCATCTAGACGCTGTAGGTCGTCACAAGTCAAGCCCAATCGGATCGCGTCCGGCATCTGCGCCGGGTCGTCCCCGAACAGCAACGCACGCCGGTAGGCGGTGATGGCGGTCTCGATGTCGGGGAGCGGAATGGGCGCGAGAGGCCGATCCGGGCTGCCCTGATGAGCGACCAGCGCCATCGCGAGCGCGAACACGAGGTCATCGTAGCCGCCTTCGGGGTGATCCGCTCGGTCGCCGTCGTAGAACATTTCTGACATCTGCTGGACAAGATCTGGGTCGCGGATGATTCCCATGTGGTCCCGGACGTACCACCGGCACAGGTCGATCGCGTAGTTGCGGTTGCTCGCCGAGGTCAGCCACCCGACGCGGTCGAGCATCTTGCCGGTGCCCGAGTCGAGGACCTTCCTCCAGTAGAGGTTCCCGTACTTCCCCTCGATGGCTTGGACGAAGCCGATTCCGTGGTTGTTCGCCTCGACGCAGATCTTGGCGTCGTTGTAGTAGGCGCCGAGCATCATCGCGAACACCGCCTGCCGGTCGGAGGGGGCCTTCGAGAACCACACCGCGTCCACGTCCATCGTGTGCTCGTTCAAGACGACGATCGGCGTGTAGTCGCCTCCGAGGTCTCCCGAGGCGCAGTCCGCGCCAATCGTGTAGAGATGCCGGAGTTGGGGCTCTCGGTAGATTCGGAGCCGCCCCATCGGGACCGGGACGATCTTCGGGTGCTTGGCGCCGGGGTCGGCCTGGATCTCGGAGGGCGCTGGCAGTGGGTGCTGCTGGACGTACTCGGCCGACACGAGGCTGCGGTAGTAGGGCATCCCGAGGTCGAAGACCGGCCTGCCGCTGGCGAGGAAACAGCTCACCGGGTCGCTCGGGTACTCCTGCATGAACATCTGAACGTCGCCGCGGAAGTCGGCCCCGATCGTGCGCCGACGCCACGCGAGCTGCTCCACCGTGACGCCGTGCTCCGCGACGAGCTTCTTCTCCTCCGCGTCGAGGTCGTCGAGCGTCAAGTCGGTCGGAGTCCGGTTGTCGGTATCATCGAACCACGGGAAGAACAGGAAGACCCAGCCGGAATCCGGCTTCTGCGCCCGCAGGCAGAGGCGGTGGAACTCGTCTCCCTGACCGTTCGGGGTGCTCTCGACGATGACGGCCGATCCCGCGCTCTTGTCGGCGGCGACGAGCACGGCGTCGAGCGTGGCCTTGGGCCACTCCATCCACGCCAGCTCGGAGACGTGGATGATCTGGCCTCCGTAGCCGCGGCCCGCGCGCTTGCCGGCGACCGCCACCTTGAGCCAACTCATCGTGTCGGCGAAGCGGACGCTCGACTTGCTATCGAGCTTCTTCTTCGGCCGCACGGTCTCCGGGAGGTTCTGGTAGAACGTGCGGCAGCGGTCGAACAGGTCTTGAGCCAGCGCCACGTCGTAGGCGAGCACCAGCGCGCTGCGGTGCTCGTTCATGTGGCAGGTCCAGAACGCCAGCCCCTCGGTGAAACTCGAGATGCCCATGCGCCGGGACTTGAGGATCACGATGCGCGGCGCGCGGCCCATCCCGCGTTCGTGCTGGATGGCAGCCCAGGTCCGAAGTTGGATCGGGTTCAGCTCGAAGGGGACGAGGCCGCCCTCCTTCGGCTCGATCTTGAGGCAGTAGCGGGCGTAGAGCGGGAAGTCGGCTTTCAGATCGTCGAGGGCGACCTGGCTCACGGGTCGGGAAGCTCCACTGTCTTTCTCCCCTTGAGCGCGCCCGAGAGCTTCGACTTCTCATGCGCGAGGGAGATCCCGGCGATCCGCATGGCGCGGACGACCCACAACCACTGGTCCTCGCGCGAGCGGTCCTCGGCGTTGCGGAACACGGAATCGAAGACCCGCGGCAGGCGCTTGACCCAGTGGGTGCGGCTGGCGAGTACTTCGCGCTCGAACTCGGCGTCTCCGGCGAAGCGGGCGAGTTGGAACTCGTCCACCTGAAACAGCCGGCAGAACTCCTCGATCGTGCGGCAGCCGGGCGGGCGCATGATGTCCGGCGTGGAGACGAACTCTACGTAGGCGCTCCGGGCCCATCGGATACGCTGGACCCCGATCGGGGGACCTCCGTACCTCGGACCCTTTCCGGCCACGGAGCCCTCTCCGACCCGGTCGCCAGATCGTCCATGCTCATCATCCTCGCCCGCCCCGTCTGAACGAGGATGTCCGCCATCCGGCCCATCGACTCGTCCATCCTCTCGATTCGCTTCGAGAACTTCTCCAGGGTCTCGTTCGCCGTCTTCGACTCGGAGAGAGCCGAGGAGATTGTCCGGTCGAGCGTCCCTTCTCGGCGTGAATGGTCGAGTAGGTTTCGGGCTAACTCGACCCTGATCTCGGAGGTTTCGCGGGCGCCCATCTTTCCCCACCGAAACCCCGCGGAGAAAGCGGCCGCCAGTGCCGCGATTACGAATACGACCGCGAGCACGTCGTTCAAGGATTGCACTCAGGCCCTCCTGGCTCTCGCCTGCATCTCCCTCAACGGCAGGAGGCTCGATCGCTTCGTCATGCAGGTCTTGTGGTTGTGACCCGGCTTGTGACACAGCGAACACCGCCTACGGGGAAGCTTCCGGTACGTCTGTCCCGAGTTGAGGATCGTCCTTCGCCCCGCTTCCGCGATTCCCTGCTCGATCGCCAGCTCCTCGAGGAACAGCCCCAGCGGAGCCCCGATCACCCTTCCGAGCTGGGCCGCTACCGACAGGCGGAGGTCCGGCCACCGGCGTCTCTGGTAGGCGACTCCCTTGCCCCACCCCATGAGCGTGTAGACGTGCATCATCCCCACTCCCTCCGGCAGATGCCGGAGCACCACTCGTCTCCACGGCGCGTCGTGAATCAGGGGAGCAGAGTGGGCATCGGTCGCCCTCGGTCCTCGTCTGAAGCCCGTGCTTCGGGCACGGGATGAACTTCTTGTCATGGGTCTCCTCCCAACACCGCCTGCACGCTCCTCCGGGGTGGACCTTCCTCCCCTGCTCATCGACCGCGTCTTGGTAGCCGTGATTCTGACAGTGGACCTCACCCAGATCCGGCGGCCGCATCGGCTGGTCGGACATCGCCAGCAGCAGAGGGTCGATCATCGCCAGCCCCGTCCTCCGG